ACCTGTACGACCCTTAGCACCCTCAGACACAGCAATAGTGATGTGGTCAAGGATGATATATTTACAACCCATCAGGGCTAAGTGTTCAAGTTTGTCTATAAGAGACTCATCTCCTACAGATCCTTGGTGATCAAGCAGTACTAAGCGTTCATCACCAAACACTTGTTGATGAGCTGCATACATTTCTTCTTCAGTTACTTTGTTTGTAGTAAGGTTCTTACGTAACTGCATACCAATAAACTTCTCAGCAGAGTCACCAATGGATTCTTCGAGTGATACCATACCGATCATATCAGTTGTCTTAGCTAAGATTTCAAGTACAATTTCTTTAATGACTGTACTCTTACCTGAGCCTGTGCCTGATGTGAACAATACAATCTCACCTAAGCGAAGACCATGTAGCTTGTCGTTGAGAGTCTTCAAGCATTCAGGGTAAGGCAAAGAATTAGTTTCTTTCTTACGCATGAATTGTTCCCAGATAGCCTCGCCTTTAACAACACCTGCTGGACTGAATGTACGTGCATCAAAGATACAGTTCATTAGCATAGCTGAACCATGCTTAATCAGTACATCACAAGGATCTTTTTCAGGTAATGATGCTACCTTAACCTTATCATAGCCAATGATCTTAGCGGCTTGATCTGTAGCTTTCTTTCCTGCATCATCTTGATCGAACATCAATACGACTTCATCGAAGTTACGTAACCATTCACGTTGTTCAAGGATCATTGATGTGGCTGATGCAGAGGGTAATGCTACTACTGGGTAGAACCTACCATACTTATCATGTTGGGCTTGAGCTACAGCTAGTGCGTCTAGTTCTCCTTCCGTGATGATAATGCGCTTACCACCCGTTGAAACATTCTGACCGAATAACTGTACACCTTTAAACTCACCGTGAATAAGAAAGGTTTTAGGTAGTTTACGCTCTTTATAGGCAACAATACCATTGTCTTTAGTATATGGATAAAAATGGCTACTGATAGTACCATCCTCAGCATACGAAACCTTAACACCGTAGTGAGCTGATACGGGTTTGGTGATACCTCTTTCTTGGAATCCTCTTGTGTCATACTCTCTGATCTCCTCTATTGTGTGCATATCGTAGTTTTCTTTGTGGTAAACTGTTGGTTTAAAGTTAGGGTCTGTTGGTGCTGATTTACAACACGAAAAGCAATAGCCAAACTCATCATCTTCTTTATAAGAAAAAGCATCTGATGAGCTGCACTTAGGACAAGCGGTATGAATCCACCTTGACATATATTAGTTCCAGTCTCTGTTGTCTTTATACTCTCTAATACGTTCTCTGCGATCTTTAGCTTCTTGTTGAGTTTCTTTCTTACGTTTGAATTGATTTTTGAAATCTTCTTTTAATGAAGGGATTTCTTTTTCAAGTGGTTTAATAGGCTTATTCTTATTCATGATTTAGGTTTTAAAAACTTTACTGCCCCGATGTTTCCGTTATACCAGATACGTTCTCCATCAGGAGTTTCATTTCTTGAAAGGACTTCACATTGCCACTGCTCCTGAGCCTCCCTATACGTAAGCATTCCTTTTCCGTATACCCAGTCATAGATAACAAAAGTAAATGTTTCAGGTCCATAGAGTTCAAGATCATCAAGTAGTTCTCTACAAGAGGATCTGTAAACTCTCCAATCAGACTCTCTTCGAGTCTTAACTCTGCGCTTAGCTCCTGCGGGTAGTCTAGATGTTTCACTTATGAGTTGCTTTCTTCCGATGTATTGTCTTCCAGTTGGTCCGAAGACGGCATAGATGAATCCGAAGGCGTTGGCTGGTCGCTCTGTAAGGGCAATCCAATGTCCGTAATCTTCCATGATAATCTTTCCTTTAGTTCTTCAAATGATAGTGGCTTAAGGTCCTCATCACTCTCTCTGATGTATATGCAGTTAGCACATTTCAAAAAGAAAGGTTCCCAATTATCACCACATTTTTCTTTCCAGATGTCAATAACCCTTGACCACAAGTGGGTATTAGGTACACCATTGATTAACTTCTCAGCTGTCTTTGGTCCAACACCTCTTAAGCCTTGGATATTATCTGTTGCATCTCCTGTTAAGATTTGCATCATAAGGAATCGATAACCTTCTTCTGGTTCAACGTAGTACATTGTATCCTTACGAAAGTTATAGTGCCACCCAGGAATACAGTCTAAGTCTTTATCTATATGGCATACAACATAACGTTTGTTGTCTCCTACTGCTAAGTCAGCGGCAATACCACAGTAATCATCTGCTTCACCACCATCTGACTGTATACTAAACTCTTTACAATACTCATATAGGTCTTCAATACGATCCTTAACTTCAGGTTCTATATTATCTTTTCTATTACCTTTATAGGCGGCATCTACTTGATACCTAAAGTTATCTTTACCTTTAATAAAGACAGCACCAGCAATAGCTCCGGTGTTAGTCATAATCTCTTTTAACTTATCGTCAAGAGCTTTACGACATAACGCTGGAGATGGTTGCATGTAAGCAATCTGATACAGAATACTATCTGCATCAATAATTGCTATGTCAAATTGATCTTCTGATTCAATCATCAGTGTACCTCTGCATATGTTTTACCTGTATGTGCGTCACCACCCATGCACTCGATACCAAACCACTTAGGGGCTTCAGTGAATGCTTCGATAGATAGCTCTGTTACTTCTTCTGCATACTCATCTTTAGTTACAACAGCAACTTCATCATGATAATGTAGAACAAAGTAGTGTGGGATGTTACGTTCTTTTAGTTTGTCTCTGAGATATACTGCTGCCGCCTTGCAGCTGACACCTTCAGCAGTCTGTAATAGGTAGTTAAGTACCTGATGCTGAGAGCTTACGAATACCATACGACCATCGATACCTCTGATGAAGGCTTTATCCTTACCAAATGTATTAGATGTTTTATCAAATAGACTTGATAGATTATCCTTAAGTTCTTTTAATCCTGGGATTGAATTCTCAAACTTTTCTTTAGCAGTTCTACCCGTCTTCGCATCCGTCTTACCCGTAAGTATGAGACCAAGCTTACCATCACCACCCCCGAACAGGAAAGCATAAAGAAAAGGCTTAGCAAGCTTGCGGCTAGTTCCAAGAGCATCTGCATTTCGCTGGTGAACATCTCCATTGATTACCTCATTAGTAAATTCATCGTTACGTATGTAGTGGCAAAGACCACGCATCTGATTTCCAGCCGAGTCAGCACCGACAATGGTTGTTCCGGGTTCGGATACAAGAAGTCCTCGCATCTCTTTCCCATATACAGAGTCAACAGAAGGGAGATTAGCAACAACTTCATGGCGACACCTAAAAGTAGGTGTACCAATAGTCCACATGCGACCATGTAAACGATTGTCTTTACTGTTTCTAACTTCATTGATCCAACCCTCAAGGATACCTTTACGGCTCCTAATAGTATAGTATTCACTGACAAGCATAGCATCAGGACCAAGCTTCTCAAGAGAAGATTCGGTAATCTTAGGTGACTTGTTAACAAACTTACCATTGATTTTCTCTACGTTCCATTCGTCAGGTACCCATCCAATAGAATACAACCAGTCCTTTACGACTTCGATTGATCCGACTTTACCTTGTTCAAAGGAGATTCTACAGTAGGCTCCTTCAATAGGTCTTTCAGTTCTTCCCGACTCTTGCGGTAGATTAAAGTGTTTAACAGTGGCGACTGTATAGCACCCGTCTTTTCGCCATGCGGGTTCTTTGAATTCGTCTTTTCCATCTGTCTTGATACACCTCATTCCGATCTTAGGTTCAAGTACCATCTCAATAGCATCTAACTTGTTGTTAATCTCTGTTAGCAGTGTCTGAGCTTTAGCCATATCAAACATCCAGCCTTTAGCTCTGATGTCAGCTTCGATTTTAGCAAACTCAGTCTCAACCTCAATACCTTTTTTGTACAATGGGTATTTACGAATCAAGTTAGTAGCTTCTTCAGCGAGTACCTTGTATACCTTAACATTGAGTTCAACATCTCGGATACAGTATGTAAGCATTTCTTTACTGTAGTTATTAAACTCAGTGAAGTCAAGCTTAGGATAGTTTAGTTTAGCACCCCATCCCTCTAGACCATGTTTATGCTCACGCTTATACTGGTTTAGTTGGGATAAGATCCATGTGTCTACTACCTTAACTGTCTCAGGTAGTTTGAATCCAAGTATATAGTCTAGTACTACTAAGTCATAGCCAATAATGTTATGACCAAAGACAATATCAGCCTTGGATATGAAGTCAAGACCTTCAGATAAGCTTGGTAGCTCATCGTCATAGTCTGAGAATGAGTAAACATTTCCGTTGTCTGAATCAACAGCAACAAGACACCAAATCTTATTTACATCTGGAATGAAACCATTAGTCTCAATGTCTACACATAGACGTAGTTTATTCATTATTGTCCTCATAAGGTACATTCTTTAACACTGCTGGTAAAGGATCACCAAGCATTTCAATCCAACAGAGTTGACACCACTGACCTTCATAACCTTTAATGCTACTATAAATTACATGTTTATGTTCACCATGCTTTGGGCAAGTGATTACCCACATTTCATATGAACCAAGAAATATATCATCAGTCATGCATCTCTCCATGTCCAACCAAGTAGTTTCTCAGTGTTTTTAATTTGTTCATCTGTAGGTTTGTGATACATAGAAAACGATACACTTGGTGTGACTTCTGCATATAGTATCCAATAACCAACAGGTAAAGGTGTTTTATGAAAGGCATATGTCTTAACGTTTTGTTTCCAACATTCACATCCTTCACCTATATAATACATTTCACTACAATAACTACAAGTCATTTTAAACATTATACTTGTCCTCTTGCTTTAATAGCATCAACACAACGATCATGTTGGTGTTTGTAG